TGGGGGATGAGGTATGAGTGCGGCAGCATGCATTTTGTACAGCGACGTTCCCGAACGGCTGTTGACGTCTGCGATCCGTCATCTTGACGGCATAACGCAAGCGGATCTCATCGCGTTCGACGAATGCCCGTTCAGCGGCGAGATCACGGAGACGGAGCACGGCACGCAGATCGCGTTTCCGTGGCCGCGCAATCGAACGATGCGTCACGCCATAGGCGATTGGCTCACACACTACGGCATCAATTTCACGGTCGTCATGTAACGACGCATCAAACGGTTTTCGGATAATCCATTCAGGCGGCTACACAATGAACGAGATCGAATTCAAGTCGGCATTCGACGCAGTGCGGTTCGCGCTGGCGTACTCGACGCAGCAGTACGGCGAAACCATGATGGCGAAGCGCTTGCGTGGTGAGTCGTCAGGGACCGGCATGGGGCTCGTCGGTGTGGATGGCGCCGGCCAGGCAGGGATGATCCGCGCGAAAGTTTGGGAACTGCCTGAACTGCATATCGCAGTGATTGTTGCTCGCGCTGCTCCGCGCGGCCTACCATGCTCATGCGGCCATGCATGCTGTTCGGGAAGCAAACCGAATCCTGAATGGCAGACGGCTATCGGCTGGCTTACGGATGCGTCGGCGGCGTACTGCTCGGGGTTCAGTCACTACCGTGTGCGACGCGCGATCATTGAGGGCATCTTCGGGCCGAAGCGAAGTATGGTCGAGGTTGCTGAAGATTGCGACGCTCATGTCAACACGGTCAGCAAACAGAACGCTGCTGTCCGAAAATGGCTCGAAGGCAACAGCAAGACGAACACGGCTGGCGTCATTGATACCGCATGGGCTGCCGTCGAGCGCAAGCTTTCAGACATAGGACTACTAAAAAATTGCGAGACAGCTTGACAATGTGTGTTTGACCCACAATAATCACACACATTCGATACACGTGATCAGTGCGTCCAAAGTAAAAAGCCCGCTCAAGCGGGCTTTTTACTTTCTGAGGCAACGGACTGCGTCTGTCGGAGAGGGGCCATAGCTTCATCAACTTTTCGACTGCTTTCGACAATCAGTTGAAAGTCGGGATCCACAAAACCGGTAACTTTCGCACGGGTTGCGAAGATTAAGCGCTCCAACGCTGCCCGAACGTCAAGCACGGCCTGACGGTTACTGAGAAGACGCCTGAGCTTTGCAACTTCGTCCGGACGATTAGGTTGCCAGCCTTCGTACTGACGTGCCGCGTCTAGGGAATATCTGAGGACCACCGGCAAGCCGCCGACACCTTCGACTAGGGTGTCGTAATCAGAGCGGTGCTCTGCCGCAGTCGTGAGGTTCACCAATTTCGTAACATCGTGACCCGCTTTGCGAATTTTCTTATACAAGTCGGGTGGGAGGCGATTGTCTTCGGCGAGAAAAATGTGCGCCTTGAGTATGCATTCACATCCCATGAAGAGATCGACAAGGCATTTCAATCTCGCCGATCGCCTGGTAACGTGAGGGCTCTCCCATAGCGCATCAAACCGCACTGCGAAATCGCTTGCGTCATGCCAGAAGGATTCACCGATCTCTCTTTTTGCTTCAGAGCTCGCCCGATCCAAACTTGTACCGTTGGTAGCGGACATGTGCATGTGCCTATGCGTGAGCTGACATTTCGTGCTCTGCTGCGAGCGCGAGGAACGCAGAGCGCGACATCTTGCGCGCATTGGCCACAGCATCAATCTGCTGTAACAGCCGTTCCGGCATGCTGACGTTGATGCGAACTGCCTTCGAGTTGATCTTCGAAAGGTCGATATCGAAGAGCATCCAGACGCCGCCTTCGAATTCGGGATTGCGAGCGAGCGTTTCCAGTGCAGACGGAGACGGCACCACGCTTTCATCACCGTAGAAGTGCGCTTCGACCGCTTCCTGTACAGCAGCGGGAAGATCTTCCCAGGTGTCGGCTGCAGCAAAGCAGCCGGGAAAGTCGGGGAACGTAACGCCGTGTGCATGCTTGGCGTCGCCAACGTGGACATAGAGTGGATAGAGCATTCTTCTCTCCTCAAAAACTGCCAGTCATTTCAGACCGGCTTGTTTCAGGATGCTGCGCACCGTAGCGATCAGCAGGTCTTTCTTAGGGTGTGGCACCGTCACCTTGCCCGGCTTCGTCGGGTGCTTGAACTGGTGGTGCGACCCGACGGTGTGTACGTGGTACCAGCCATCGGCCTTGATTCGCTTGATGAGTTCGGTGCTGTTCATGTGTGTAATTATACACACCACACACGAATACACAACAAGCAATGGCAAAACGCCCATCGAAACCTTGCAAGCACCGAGGATGCGGTGCGCTCGTCGCTGACGGCAAGTCGCATTGTGAGCAGCACGCTCATGAGGTGGTCAAGTGGAAGCCCGACGCAGTGCGCGGTAATCGGCATGCGCGGGGATACGGAAGCGCGTGGGAAAAGATCAGGTTGCGCATCTTGCGTCGTGACTGCGGTCTTTGTCAGCCCTGCCTGCAAGCTGGAAGAGTGACGACGGCGACTGCGGTTGACCACGTAGTTTCGAAAGCGCGAGGCGGAACTGACCGCGACGAGAACCTGCAAGCAATCTGTCGTGACTGTCATGCGACGAAGACGGCGCGTGAGCGGCTGCGGTGACGCGGGCGCGGTCGAGCCCTGTCGTCGACCGCCCGGCGGGCGCGGCGGGTGGGGAGGGGGGGTAAAAAAAGTCTGGAAGGCGTCGCCTCCGGGACCGCACGCCTCGTCAAATTTTTACGCCCGCGAAATTAAAAATTCAGGAGTTGGTCAGTGGGAGGTATCGCGTCAGTGCCGGGTCGGGGCAGAAAACCCAAGCCGACCGCACGGAAAGTCGCTGCGGGAAATCCCGGCAAACGTGCGCTGAATAAGGACGAGCCGGATTTCGGCTTGGTCACGAACATCGAGCCGCCAGAGTGGATTTGCGACGAGGCGCGTGACATGTGGGAGCGCGTTGTTCCGCTGCTTTGCGGGCAAAAAATCTTGCAAGTGACCGACCTGCACATTGTCGAAATCTTCTGTGCGGCCTACGGCAACTGGCGTACTGCTCAGGACGAGTTGACTCGCAACGGCCCTGTTGTTGACAGCTCGCAAGGCAGTCCGATGAAGAATCCGGCCGCGACCGTTGTGAAGGAAGCCGCGGCACAAATGGCGAGCTTCGGCGCAATGCTGGGGCTCGACCCGGCTAGCCGGCAGCGCCTGGTTGGCGCGAAGCCGAAAACGCCTGACAACCCTTTCGCGAAGCTGCTCGGCAAATGATTGAAAGACATGGCGACGAATTTCCCGCGCGTAGAGCAGGGGCTCAAGTTCGCGCGAGAGGTCGTTCGTGGCAAGCGCGTCGCTTGCCGGTATGTGCAACTTGCTTGCAAGCGCCACCTTGACGACCTTGCGGCGAGCCGAAAGAAGGATTTCCGCTGGAAGTTCGATCCGGAAGCCGCGGAGCGAAAGCCCAAGCTCATTGAACTGCTACCACACACGAAAGGCGAGTGGGCGTTCAAGGGGCAATCGGTAACGCTGGAGCCTTGGCAGAAGTTCGGCCTGATGGCGACCTTCGGCTGGGTCAATAAGCGCACCGGCAAGCGCCGGTTCCGCGAGAGCTACTGGGAGGTGCCGAGAAAGAACGGCAAATCCGTGATCGCGGCCGGCGTTGGTATCGGGATGTTCGTGCTTGATGATGAATTCGGCGCCGAGGTTTATTCCGGCGCGACGTCTGAAAAGCAGGCGTGGGAAGTTTTTCGGCCGGCGCAGTTGATGGTCAAGCGCTCGCCGATGCTCATCGAATCGGCTGGAATCGAGGTCAATGCCTCGAACATGAATAAGGCGGCCGACGGAAGTCGATTCGAACCAATCATCGGCAACCCCGGCGATGGCGCATCGCCTTCCTGCGCGATCGTGGACGAGTACCACGAGCATGACAGTGCCGCACTGTACGAAACGATGCTGACTGGCATGGGCGCCCGTCGACAGCCGCTGATGTTCATCATCACGACGGCCGGCGCGAACATTGAAGGCCCGTGCTACGACAAGCGTCGGCAGGTGATTGAAATGCTCGAGGGGACGGTTCCCTGTTGATGTTCGTCCAAAACTGACCCACCTGAGCTGAACGTGTTCATCGAAAACTGACCCACGTGTTCGAATGCCTGCTTGGACGCCAAGCAGGAGAACCGGAGTGATTACGGTGAGCATGT